TAAATAAATTATTTCTAAGCATAATATTAAATACTCTAATAATTGTAGGATTTAATAATTCTACTTGAAGCCTTCCTAAAGTTGGTCCAAGTATTCTCATTTTTTCTTCAGCTCTTTGAGCAACTTCCGTTGCAGTCATATTTCTATTTTCTGTAACTAATAGTTGATCAACATGGAAAGTTTGAGAAATTGCTTTTCTTCTTTGCTCTTCCATTGCTAAACCTAATGGATTGTTTGCACCAATATTTAATGCTTCTATTCTATCTCTTGAACCAGCTCGATAATAATTTAATGAGCCAGGTGCAGTTCTTATAGGTAACATCATAGCATCGTCTGGAACTAGAAGCGGAGGATCCACTTGTTTCTGTGCCGCCTTTAGTCCAACTTCTACCATTTTGTTAAGAACCTTAACATCTGGTAATGAGTTCATGCCTGGCGATCTGCCATAGATTTCGTTTGACGCTTTTAAATAGCGTGGAACGACATAAGGAAACTCATTAAATCCAGAGATAGAAATTATATGTCCAGTTTCCATTTCCATATAAATAGAAATGAAAGGCATATTCATTTTATCCTTTTTCTTAGGATCATAAATATCTCTTGGTTTTACAATATGGCAAAATTCAGCTTCATCAAATCCAGATTTCTTACTTATATTCTGTAATTGTCTGCTTACATTATCAATACCAAATTTATCTACAGCTGCTTTTGCGCTTAATTTAAATCTTCTATAAATACAATTAACTAATCCTCTAGCATCTTCAGAAATAAAAATTTCCTTAATGTGTCTAGCAGAGAAACGAACAATATCATTTTCGTCAGCTTCAATAAACATTGCAGCAGTTCCGAAAGCGCAAAGGTCATGGTAAGTTTCAAATATTTCTTGTTGAAAGTTTGATCTTTGAAAAGCTACATACATTAATTCTGTAACAGATTCTAACCATTCTTTAGCTTCGTCATTTTCGTTTAATACTGCTTCTTTGAATCTTAATTCAAACCAACGATTAGCAGAAGATGTAAGCATTCCATGTAAGGAACTTGCTAATAATTCTAAGGAATGAATTGCTGTTGCATCATAGACCTGAACATGCCTTTTATCTCCACGAACTTTTTGATCAACAATATCTGATTTTCTTGGAATTATTAAATCCGCTACTTCTTGCCAGTGCGTTTCCCAGTTTGATCTTTTATCTTTTAACTGAGATAAATTATTTATTAACTCAGCTGATAAAGCTTTGTATTCTTGTTGTTGCATTAATTAGCCTAGTAATGTTTTTGTTGACAAATATAAATCTTCATCATCCACGCCTAGCTTTGTAGCTTTTCTGCCTTTTCTTTTAATAGAAGCATATTTAATAGCATCTATTTCGGCTCTAGTAGGACCAGATGGTGCGTCTTTAACAGCTTCTTGCTGTATTCTTTTTTGTTTTTTCTTTTTTTTAAAATGTTTTCTTACAAATCCACCCATATTAACCTCCTTAACTTAATAAAGTTTTTTGTTCGTATTCTTCTTCTGAAAGTTCATTTAGACCTTTTGCAGAAGTTAAAATTGTTGATTGCCTTCCTTTTCGACTTAAAGCTCTTCTTCTCTCATCTTCTTCAGCTTCTTTTTTTCTAGCTTCATCTTCATAATTTGGAACATCTTTAACCTCTGGTAAAGTAATCTGAGGTAAGGATGGCATCTTTGGCATAAAAAGTTTAGCAATGAATGACATAATTATAATATCCTGTAATCACCTTCAGCAATAAGCTGACGGTTTTTATTTGTTAGTTGTTGTTCTTGTATTCCAGTTGCCAAATATCTCAGTGCATCCATTGGATGACTTGAGAAATCTCTAACTGGTTTTAATTTATAAACTCTTTCCTTATCATTATATTTTCTATGATAATGTCTAAGAGCTATTATTAAATCAGAGCAGTTATCACTGTCTATTTTACATCTTGGTAAAATCATTTTAACAGCATGAATACCATCCTCTAAACTTATTCGTGATACGACTCTAAATCTAATTCCTAAATTACTCGCTACCTCTCTCCTGGTGTAGCCACTTCCAAAATCTGTATGTTCAATATCATGCGGTGCATAATGATTGCCATATATATAATCTTTATTTTTTAAATATTCTACATAGTGAGGCAATGCTTCTTTTTCATTCTCATAATAATCAATAATATGAATGTTATGATTAATCTGTTGAAAAAAAATAATAGCTGTTGCATCGGTATAACCTAAATCCCAAGCTGTATTAACTAAATGTGCTGGATCATAAGGAACACCGCCTATTCTTTTATTATCTTCTAATTCATTTATAAGATCACCATAAATTGAACCTCTGATATTTCCTATAAAGGAGCATTCAAATTCTTGGTTATATTTAGCTTCACCCATTACAGACAAAGCAGCTTCAAGCTCGTCTTTTTCAACTATTTTAGTTTCAGATGCTTTAGCTTTAAATAAAAACCATTTATCATCTGCTTGAGCTTTATTATAATAATCATATAGAATATTCTGCATACCAGCTGGAGTTCCAACCATATACATAAAACCTCGTCTATCACTAAGAGCTGGTGTAATAACTTCATCTATTAACTCAGATGTTATCTGAGAAGTCTCATCCACTATTACTCCATCGCTATAGATACCTCTAATGGAATCAGGATTTTCAGAGGATAATAAAGTTATTCTACTATTATTTATAAAATCTACACGAAGCTCACTTTCATTAAATTTTGTTCCTGGAATAGATTTTGTAAAATATTTTATAAAATCCCAGCCAATAGATTTTGCCATCTTGTATGTAGGACAAATGTAATGGTATCTCGGATTAAAATTTTTATTTGTTAAACATTTTTTTATTAAATGATTTAAACAAAGTGTTGTCTTGCCAAATCTACGATGACAAAGAAGAACAGCGTATCTATGCTTTTCCAATTCTTTATGTATGTGCGCCTGGTGAACTCTTGGCTTGTATGGTATTGTAATTTTCATATCCAATCAATTTGTGGCAATCCATTATAATTCTTATCAAAAATAAACCAGGCAAAAGCCATCAAGCCTCCTGATTTACCATTTTTAACAAAGCTTAATCGCTTGCTAAAAACAAGTACATTTTTTAAATATCTTTTTGAAAAAATTATTTTATTTCTTTGGATACCTTCTAAATGTGAAAGTTTGCAAAGCAAAGCAAGTTTAAAATTAATCTTATTTAATCCATGCAATGTAAATTCAGTTGCTAAATTAAATGGTGGATTAGTAATAATATTATCAAATTTTAAATCCGTTTTTAAAAAATCTTTTATTTCTCCATAATCTCTATCTATTAAATCAGAAGAATAAACATCATAGCCAGCTTTTATTAATTCTTTTGAAATAACACCATCGCCACAAGCGCATTCCCAAATATTTCCTTTAAAGTTTTCATATTTAATTAATGCTTCAATTGCATTTAAAGGAGTTGCATAAAAATCATTTTCTATTCTGTCATTGAATTTATTATTTCCAATGTATTGCAAAGTTGTAGATTTCACTAATGAACTGTTGGCGGTCCTTCAGAAAAATTACTTGGCATCTTAATTGCTCTGAAAACAAATTCACAAAACTCATTCAAGTCTTCCTCATGTTCAAAACCTGAAAAATTAATTATTAGTTCGTTGCTGTAAGCTTTAAAGCTGATTGCCGATACATTTTGAAACTTATCTTTTATAAATCTGTTCATCTGTTTGTGCCTGTTGATTATCGGTAAATAATGTATTAGCTCCTGGCGACCACTTTTTGGTGTATAGTCCTCTCGCTAGAAACCTTTTTTTCCTTGCCAAAAGATTTGAGTCGTTTGTTAAACCACTTGTTCTGTACGGATTTACTTATTAATTTAAACAAAGTTAACATTAGCGTTAACATTCATTACTTATTCTTCTTTATTAGTTGCGAATGAGAATCATTCACGAACCTCATGTTGTGTGCGAAACTCTTTGACTATGTATTAGCTACCGAACTTTCTGACA